ATTTATTCCTTTCTATATATCCACTAATTCACAAACACCTGCAGTACAGGCAAGTTGTTGTGATCCTTTTGTATTATCTTCTGTTTCAAATTCCTGAAGTTTATTCCAGTTTATTTCTTTAGGCATTTTCTTTAATAGTCTTTTATATTTCCTTCCATCTATATCCTGATAAGGTGCTTGTTTATATGTATGATCTGTATGTGGTAAAAAAGACACACCACTTAAATATTTAAAGTTATCCCAACACCATGATCCAACAGGTGTCCATTCATTTTCTTTAACAGATATAGTTACAGAAGGTTTATGTTCACACCAATGTTCTGCATAAATTTTCCAGAGTTCTAATTGTTGTATGGCTGTCATATCATTACGACATACAGAACCTTTAGGAGCCATCATAGGAAAAGAAAAGACAGTTGTATGATCAGGTTTTAAATAATCAGGTTCATTAGGTATACCTGATGCTTTCATAAATTCTGTTAATGGATCTTTATTATCACCTCTAACTGTTCTAATATAATAAGGATTATGTCTGGCATGTATACCACTAGCACTATCTACTAATTGACTAACAGTACCTGAAGGTTTAACACAAGTGATTGCAGTTGATTGTGGTATGCCTAATTTCTTTGCCCATTCTTTATTTGTTTCAATAGAAGTTATTCGTAGTTGCTGTAATGTATCTTCTAACTTCTTATCTTTTCCATTTAATACAGAACTATCCATAATACCTGTTAATGAAACACCTAATAATCTTTCTTCCTCTGTATTATCTATCCATCTTTTCCGTAAATAACCGAAGTTTGTAAAAGTAGCTTGTACAGTACCAAGTATTGTAGCTATTTTTATTTTTCTTTTTAAACTATCTATATCATCTGTTGCTCTAACAACAACTTCAGTAAGATTACAAAACTGATTTGGTCTAAGAATAATTTCTGAACAAGGGTTAGTACCAAAAGCTACATCAGCATTTCTTCTACCATTTTGTTTTGCCTTTTCTTGTGCTGAAGATCTATTAAATATACCACGTTCACCTGATTTACTTTCATATAAAGATAACCATTCTTTCATAAAGGTTCCTGTATCAGGTTGATCAGTATATACAGCAGAATTATTTGCCAATGCTCTTTCAGGATTTGTATTCCACCATTCACCTGTCTTAGCTGATCGCATTCTATCATCAGATAAATTAGATAAAGATATTAATGCTGATCTACGAACACCACCAACGACTACAACTTCTCCTGTCTTACAAACTATATCATGGCATTCTAAACTGGTAAGCTTTCTACCTTTAGCATTCTTAAATTTATTAATAGTAAAGTCAAATAAATCTACAAGAGGTTGTGGTCCACTAGCCCTGCCACCAAATGTTTTAAGTCTGGAACCTGCAGGTCTAATTTTAGTTATACTTATTTTAGGTATTCTACCTGTATAAAGATAAGATATTAAATCCCTGAATGCTCTTGCCCACCCTTCTTTTGAATCAGCAACAGATATAACATCATCTGTTTCTTCAAATTCTTTATCAGGTATAGTAGGTAAACCATTTATATATGGTCTTTCAACAGAAAATCCTACACCTGTACCATTCATTAAGACATATAGAACTTCATCAAATGCTTTAGGACTATCAATAGGAATATAGGAACAGTTATAACCTGCTATATGTTCTCTATCTAATGCTTTACCTGCAGTCATTAAAGCTCTCATGGATGGCATAACTTCAAGAGATAGTATATGTGTTATAATTTCTTCCCATATTTCATCTTCTACACGAACTTCTAAATTTATATTAACATGTGTTTTAAAAAAATTAATTAGACGATCAACTGTTTCATACCAACTTTCTCTTCTCCCCTCTTCCTCTAACCATCTTGAATATCTAGACATGTGTATAAAGGATTGATACTCTGTTGGTAAATAGTTATTTACAATCATTCACTTTTCTCCGTATTTCTTTTCAATTAATAGTTGAGCATAATGAATTACTTTTTCTAAATCTTTTTTACCCTCGCCTTTTTTCTTATGTCGAGTAGTATACTTTATTATATTACCCTCACAAAATCCAAAATCATTTGCCATAATAAAATCAATAGGTTGTATTGCACAATCTTTATAATGATTACCTCCTACTTGTTTATCACTTGCTAATATTTTTTCTTCGGCTGTTCGTCTAGCCATATACTGTTCATGACTTTCTCTTTTATTCATTAGTTTCTCCTAATACTGTTTGAATTCTTTTTCGTACACGTTTTGTTTCACCAGAATTAATAACTTTATAAGCAAAACTTCTTGTAGCTTGAGGATCAACACCTGCCATATTACAAACTTCTTCAAAGTCTTTACAAGTTACACCAACCCTTGCAAATAACCATCCCTTTGCTCGATCTCGTTCATATGTTATTCTTGGTTTTTCTATTTGTCTTTTATCTTTTGTTGCATCTAATAAAGCTTGAAGTATAACAGCAAGAAACAATTGTTTTTCATGGCTTTCAGGTTCAGATGGAAACAATTGTTCTAACTGTATTATATCAAGTTCATCATCCATTATCAACTAACCATTTTATTTTGGTTATAGTTCCTAAAGGACCTTTTAGAGAAAGTGCTTTTCTTTTTCCTTGTGTAGGGTGGATATAAAAACCATTCTTAGTTGTCATTGCTATTAGACTTGTATATCCTCTATTATAGTTATTTTCATCACACCATGTACCTAGACAATCAACAACCATTTGTTTATCATCAAGATAAAATTCTGCTTTACCTTTATAGAAATGGTGTTCTTCTCCTACATATTTTCCTGTCCTAGCTTCACTCATCTTTCTTTTTATGTTCCTCTGACTTAGGTACACCTTTTTGTGCTTCACTCATTTTCTTTCTAGTTTCTTCTGTATGTTTCTTACCATAAAAAGGATTTTTCTCACCTGTATTTGCTTCACTCATTTTCTTTTTAGTTTCTTCTGCATGTTTTTTACCAAACATATGATTTTTCTCACCTTTTTGTGCTTCACTCATTTTCTTTTTAGTTTCTTCTGCATGTTTTTTACCAAACATTCTCTCACTTAATTTTTTTCTAGTTTCTTCTGATACAAAATGTCCTTTAAGAGAGTCACTAAGTTTTTTTAAATACTCAGGATCTTGATAACTTTCAATAGGTCTATAAAATTTTTTACCACCAATGCAATGATTATAAAATGCTTGCTCATCACTACCTTCTAATGTAGCATTAAGAACATTATACTTTACTTGATGATACATTTCATAATAATTTAAACTTCTTTTGTTTTTATATTCTGCTATGACTTCAAATGTAAAATGTTTCTTACCTATTTTTTTTATATCTGCTGTAAGATACTTGGAAGAACTCATATAAGTTTCCCATTTATAAGGTCGTTTCTTTTTACCCATAAAATATTGTTTATAACCTACATAAGCTTTACCTGTTTTAGTATTTGTTATAATATAAACAAATCCAAACTTATCAAGGTTAGGTACAAAAGGTTTTCCAGTATGATAACATATCCAATGATTTTCCATACTATATAATCTCCTCTACATTAGGTTCTCTTTTAACTTTTGTAAGATATCTTTTACCTTTTTCATACTGAAAGATACGAAGTCCTTTACCATCATTAGCATTACTCCAACACATAAACTTATGAGGACAAAAGATACAACGAATATCAAGCTTACGATTTCCAGACTTACCATCAGGAATATCTGCATAACATCTATCAGGTACTGTTTTATTCTTAACAATCTTTTTAAGATGTGTAACTCTTTTCTTTGCATTAATCATTTCCAATGAATGAACAGGAGATAAACATATCTCCCCACTCTGTTTATCTATAGCTAAAAAAGCAGCTCTATCGACTCCATTTGCTTCAGCATAGGCAGAGATCTGTGCTATGTAACCAAAGGGATCATCCGAAGATAACGTATTGTTTTTAAACTTTTGAAACCCTCTCCAAGATGCACTCTTACAATCAACAAGTACATCATCAATCATACAATCTTGATGACCTTTAATACCTGCAACAGTAACTTCTTTCTGTTGATGAGTAACTTTATGTCCTGCAACTAATGACAATAACATTAGTAACTCTTCTAAAAGATACCCATATAAAAATTTAATACGAGTACTGGAAGATAGAGGTTCTTTATTTGGTTTATTAATATCATACCATAATTGTCTATCAGGTTTACCAATAGCAGATAATCTTAAATTTCCCTCTTGTCTTGGTATTTCATATAAGAATTTTTTTACATGACCTTTTATGGCTGTAGCAAATTCATCTATAAAAGCATCTACTTTCTTTTCAGAAACGGATGGATCTTTAGAGGTAAACAAATCATTAATATCGTCAACTAAAGTTTCTATTTTTTTCATAGCAAAATAAAGGGGTACTTTAAATACATAAAATACCCCTATCCTTTCTAATGTTAGGATGCAAATGCATCTTTTTCATCAGATGGTGGGCATACATATCCACCTTCAACGACTTTAAATTCATCATCACCTGATGTGTCGACATAAGGAATCAAATCTAAAACTTGTACTGTTTTTAAATCAGCAGTAACGCCTTTGTTTCCTGCATACTTCCATGCTCTAGGAGTATACAAGACAGCAACTTTAGATCCATTTCCAATTTTACTTCCATCCCAAGCTTCTTTTGCTGCATCTATAACCTTTGGAGGATTAAACTTTCCACTTCCATCAGGTTTATTTACTTTCTGTTTGATCACAACATAATCTGTAGGATGTTTTTCATTTGCAGGTTTGAGAATTAAATTATCCTCAACAACTGTCTTCATACTTTCTTTGTCAAGATCACAAACATTAATTGACCATACAGGTTCAAAGTTAGTGTTTGGATCTGTAACAGAAGCAAAGTATGCTGTTCCATTTATAACACTCATAGGTGCTCCTTTCTTTTTTTTATTATTAATACCATTATTATGACATACTTTTAACAAAATGTCAAGAACTTTTTAATGTGTTTCTGCCCATGTAGTTCCTATCTTATATTCACTATCTAATGGGCATCTAATTTTTAAAGTTCTTTCCGTATCTTTAATAGCTAATTTTGTTATCTTACAGAAATCTTCTACATCTTTATTTAAAACTTCAAATTGATATTCATCATGTATACTTGCAACAAGTTTAACATCTAATTCTTTTTGCTGTACTCTTGCCATCATATAAATAAGCCATTGCTTACAGATGATAGCACCTGCTCCTTGTAGTAAAGTATTTAAAGCAACATGAGGACTTCGTATATGAAGTATACGTCCATCAATAGCACGAAGTATTCTTGATCGAGCACTCTTCTCAACTCTTGATCTTAACCTTCGTAGTGATGGAAGATTAGCTAAGAATCTATTAATTAATTTTGATCCTTCTTTCTTCTTTAATCCTAATATACTTCCTATCTTTTCAGATCCTGCACCATAAAGAAAAGCATAGATAAAAGTCTTTGCCTGATCTCTATCTTTAATACCTGCAAGTTCCATATTCTTCGTATGTATATCACCAGTTAATAATTCTTTTGTGTACTTATCATCCTTCAGATAATGAGAAAGGCATCTTAATTCTAATCCACTTGCATCAGTACCTACTAATTTATGTGTATCAGTATTAGAAACTGTCCATAAGTTTCTACATTCTTTTCCATACTCTGAATAAACTGCAGGGATCTGTGCCATATTTGGACTGTGGTGTGCCATACGACCTGTTACAGTTCTTAATGTCATAACCTTACCATGTACTCTACCATCATCTTTACAAGCTTTAATCCATGAGCTAATCATAACAGATCTTTTTTGTATAAGAAAATATCTAATAAACTTTTCAGCTAATGGAATAAGATCAGGTTCAGTTATAGTTTTTAATACTGCCTCATTCACAACAACATGATCTTTATCTGTATAGACTGTGGGTTCCCATCCTCTATCCATAAGTCTTTGTCCAATCTGTTGACGAGAGGCAATGTTAAAAGGTATTTCTTTTGTCTTTGTTTTTAATTCAATAATCGTTGGCTCAAATATTTTTAATGACCATTGTTCTAACTCATGTAACTCATCACTAAGTTGAGCATTTAATTTTATAGCTTCTTGTAAGTTCAAAGCAAATCCATTTTCTTCCTGTTGATCTAATAATTGTCTAACCT